ATCATGTTGTCGCCCTCGATCCTGTCTCTCAACCCCGTCTTGTGATTGTGCAATTCGATTGCTACATGTCCTTTAATCATGTAATGTACCTCCATATAGATGTAGTGCATAGAGTGTGGCACCACCTTCAAGTAAGACTCTGAATCTCACCTTGTTGTACTGCTTCCATGCCGACTCAGGCACTGCCTCTATCTCTTTCTTAATCATTGTTACATTCTCAACCCAGCCCTCAGATGTCCAGCCGACCCAAGTAGAGCCACTGTCGAACGAAGCATAGAACACAGCGTTTTGTGACGCGGTCTCAACCGATGTGACTCCGTATACATCTGCAGTGGTGAGCATCTTGTTGGTGCCCTTCTTAATCTCTCCGGTACCCTGCCATCCTGTCGTGTTGTTGTAATCCGCATCGGTCATAACGCGGCTTGCATTGACATAAGGAGTGAATGTAGTCATGTTGCCGTAAGACTGATTATTGTCAACGATACGGCCAAACATATTTGTGAAGTCGAATCTTGCCAGTATGTCGCCTGGTACTGCACGAGCCGGTGTGTTGAGCGTCGTGTTGGCTGAGTCTGTGAAGTCTCTAACAAGGCTAAATGTGTATCTGTCAACCTCATCAGATGCCGTGATAGTTCCATCCCAATCGCTCTCTGCAGCAAGGCCTTGGCCCATTGCTACCGCATGAATGCCGTAAGTATCTATAGTGGCACTTCCGCCCTGCATCTCGATCCACACATCCCATGTATGGATGGCAGCATCTACTGCCTGTAAGTCATATCTTAAGGTCAGAATGTGCTGGCCGTCCTGCCATGTTTCCACAGGCTTTCTTAAGTCTATTTCCGCTCCGTCGATGTAATAGTGGACTTTAGCCACTGCATCGTGTTCAACCCACTGGTACTCCTCACCCTCTTCTGTCGTCTCTACGTTAAGTAGTATCTCCATGTCGAGCGCTACGTGGGTGGTTTTTGTTGCTATAAAGCGCATTGAGAAGACAGATTGATTTGACTTATCCTCTACCACCACCGGACCGGTGTTCGTGAACACAGTAAAGTGGATAAGGTTCTCATCGTCCTGATTCATCAGTCCTGCTATGTTCTTATCTGTCTTACTCTTCGCGTTGGCTATAGCCGGATTCTTGCCAACTCCCTGCACTTCATATTCACCGTTGTAGTTGAATGTATACTTTGTAATGCAGTAGAGCTTCGAGCCGTCTGCAATACCCTCTGACATGCTCAGGACATCTCCAAGGTCATATACCGGGTCTCCAATCATAGATGCCTTAAATGGTACATAACAGATGTTCTGCAAAGAATGCAGGATTGCCCGGCGCATTTCCTCTTTTGCATCGTCTACCCCATACTGTAGGAACGGATTAGAGCCGAGATTATAAGTCAGAGCGTCGTCAACTTCCATTCCATAGTAGGATGTGGTTTTGTCTCCGATATTAACGCATGAAAGACCTGTGTACCGGGTCTCGAAGTCCGAGAATGATGCTCCGGTGAATCGGTGCTTTGAGTCTATGGTATCTACCACAGTATCGCCATAAGCTCTGAACACTATCTTGCCGAATCTGTCAGCTGTGACGAAGCAGGCGCAGGTCTGAGCCACCCAGGATATGAAGTCTCGCCAAGTTTCTATGTCATTCTCTGTGACCATTGAGAGATTTTCGACCCCATTAGCGAATCTCTTAAACTCTTCCTTGGTGGTACCGAGCTCTAATTTGCACGACTTGCACGCAAGAAGTGCCAACTCGTAAGGTGTGCCGTTCGCGGAGTTGATGTCACAGCCCTTGTCAAGCTCTGCCATGTTGTCGTAAGCCTTGATAACGATGCCTGAGCTTGTCCATGATGCCTCTGACACCTTGAATATACCAAGGGGGATAGTCTCATATCCGTCCACTGTCTTCCGGCTGAATGTCGGCTTGATGAGCTTATTCTGCAAAGAGTATCTCTCTACATTGAGATTAACGAACGTAGCGTTAAGCTCGCCGACATACACCTGTCCTATCTTCATCTCTGAATCGTCTGAACACTGATTAGTGATTGAGAATGAGCCTTTCAGTATATTCCGGTCAGAGAATGTGGTATTGGATATGCTGCCGCCGATAAGGAAACGATGTACCGGCTCTTTCATTGCTTTTTTGTATGCTTCTGATACCTGATACATTAAAATTCCTCCAAACTAAAGCTTATATTCCATATACCGTCAGTATCTTTCATTCTTTCTGACCATTCTACCGGCGAAGCCTTGAAGTCTCGAATCCTCATTACTCTGTTGGTATAGCCGTTGGCCGTAGCGTCGTAGATTGACACATCAAGTGAATCAACCTTAGCCCACATTTTGAACTGCTTGAGCCATTCTGAATTAACTCTGTACTGAGCATCTACAGCGAGCTTGTCATATCGGGTGACTGAAGCTTGGTCCGTGCCTGCCTCAGTCTGATACGTCTCTTCTACTACTTCACTTGTCTCTTCCCACTTATCTGGTGGGAAGAGCTGTATGTTATTAATAATCGTTGGATAGTCTTTAAGCATTATCTACCTCCCGATCTAAAGTCTTTTCGCTGTTTTGCTGTGACGACAATCTCATCTATTCTCTCCTGTCCGAGATATACTGGGATGATAGTGTCACCGCCGCCGTAGCTTCCGAGTGCCTCTTTGAATAGTTCAACAAGATGTCTGTCACCGCTCACCACTTCACTGCCGGATCCGTCACCGAAGCCATTCGCCTGCACCACCTGAGGAGTATTGAACATCATAGCCTCGTCATAAGCCTTTGCATACCAAGACACATGAACCTTTGGCACTGCCTTGGTCTGCGCGTTGAAATTGCCGCTCATACTGAAATGTGGTAAAGCCATGCTCGTGTTGAGCTTGAACCTCGTGCTCGCAAAGGCACTCTTCATCTGGTTGAGTGATGTCCGGACAGTGTTGGTCATTCGGTTCATCTGTCCCGATACAGTGGCATTAATTGCCACGAACTGAGCCAGAGTGACCGCGTTCGCCATCGTCATGGTGGTCATAATGTACGTTGGCACCTTTGCGAAGCCCTTGTGAACCGAATCAGCCATTTTCAGTGACATTGTGGTAGCTTTAGCTGTAACACTTGGGGTTGCCGCTGTGAATGCTGAAGCTATAGCCTTGAGCCCTGAGCTCGCCACCTTTTTAAGGTTGTTGATGCCTGTGTCTACAATGTCAATTGATTTGACCATGTTCTTAAGGTCGTTGCTTGCTGAGTTGGCTGTAGCTGATATGACTACCATCTCAGCCGATACTGCAAGAAGTGCTGCCGCAAGTAGTGTGGCTCCTCCTGCTGATACAGTCAGACTTGCACCGAGTGCCACCATTGTGACAGTAAATGCAGTCGTTACCACTGTTCCTGCCGTCATTGGAATAATTGCTGCCGCTACCGCAAGCGTGAATGCTGCAAGCCCTGCCGTGGCTGTACCTGCATTGTTGGACACAACTACGAGCCCTGCACCGCATACCACAAGCCCTGCGGCCAAGAGATTAACTCCTGCTGCTACAACTATGATACCTGCGCCGAGTGCCACAACTCCGACAGCCAGTAGAGTTACTCCTGCAGCCGCTGTGAGTGCTCCGGCACCTGCTACCAATAAGCCAGCACCAAGAATCAGTGCTCCGGCACCTGCCATAGTGGCACCACTCGCGAATGACATCAGAGCCACACCGAGAGCTATAATCCCGACTGCTGCCGACTGTCCATATTCTGATATGGTCGGTAGCTGAGTAGCAAGTAGAGATACACCGGCACATGCCAGTGCCACTCCTGCTCCTACCATGAGGATAGCCGCACCGAATGCCAAAAGCCCTGCTGCTCCGGCTGTGAGTGCCGGTGCCAATGCCGCCGCTCCTACTGCAAGCAGTGCGATTGCCGCTACCATTCCAACCATAGTTAAAATTGCTGTAGGGCCTGCCTGAGCCAACTGAATTGCTGAGTATGCAAGCAGTGCTAAGCCTGCCGAAGCCAATAAGATGCCAGCTCCTGCCGCTATGAGTCCGAGTGCATTCTTTGCAAGGCTTCCTGTTGCCGCTCCCGCGCTTGATACTGGTGCGCTTGCTGATGATGCCGCACTGCCTAGACCTCCGAGCTTGCCAGCAATTGAACCAAAGCCACTTGTGACCTTGCCAGCTACAGCCGTTACTTTGCCGAATACAGTTACTACCGGTCCTACTGCCGCCGCTATGGCCAGTCCCTTAACTATCATGTCCTGCATAGGCTCCGGAAGGCTGTTAAATGCATCCGCCGCGCCTTTAACTACGCTTACCAATTCCGTGAGCACTGGAACTACTACCGGTACTACTGCCTCTCCGAACTGTATGCCTGCATTTTTCAAATCGTTTAGTGCTTTGGCAAAGTTTTGTGCGCTTGAGCTGTCAATCTTACCGAATGCCTCGTTGGTGGCGCCTGCTGAATCAGCCATAGACTGCATGGCACTGTTGAAGTCGTCCGCGTGCTGTACAAGTGTAGCCGCACCCTTTGCCGCTTCCTGCGAACTAAACACGTCACCAATTGAC